TTATATCCGGCTGAATCGAGAAAGCACGACATAGGCAATGCCTTCCACATGTTTGTGCTTGAGGGTGAGCGGGCGAGGTTTCCGTTTGGTGCTTCTGACCGCCGCGTAAGCAATACTGCCCCATCTGGGCACGAGCAGAGGCCATTGCCCACTTACGACCCTGAATCCAAATAGCCCTTTCGCCAGGGCGGGGGGCTTGTTGCACTTCGTCCGACATCCCCATCGACTCCCGGTGGGGATGTTTTTTATTTTGTATTGCTTTTGTTGGGGATGTTTGTTAGGGTTCCCGCGTACACATACGCGAAAGGCGACCATCCGGGGTTCCCGGTCGTCCGAGAATTGAGCACAGATGTGACCCGCAAAGGGACACCTTCGGAGATAGTTACTCTGAGCGTGAAGGATTGGATGACGCTCTTGGGTATCGTTGTGCCTATTCTCGTCTTATGTGTATTTGGATGGCTGCGTCACGACCGTCTTTTGACGGAGGTGGCGGCCAACCAGCGTATGCTGACGGATCGCCTTGAAAGGGTAGAGAACACTTTAGACGCGGGGATGATTCCATGACCCGTATGCTGAAATTGTCCACGGCTCTCCTGCTCTCTCCTCTCGGCTGTTCGACATCGGCCAAGCATTCGGGGCTTACCCTTTCACTTTCCGAGGCTGACTCACAGCCTGCGGGGGGGCTCGTGGACTCTGCCTTCTCTACGGGCAGCCTGTGGCCGATTACGTTTGCCTCGGGCCTGTTTCTCCTGGCCGCCATTCCGGCCTTCTTCATTCTTGAGCGAAAGCAATTCATTACCCTGCTTGTAGTTGGGGTACTTCTGGCGATCTCCCCGATTGTTCTTCTTCGGGTGCTCGACCACCTCGTAATCCCTGCGGCTGTCATTGCTGGCATCGCGGGTCTTGCTGCTTTGGTATTCTTCCTTGGACGCTTATGGGACAGGTGGAATACATCCAAGCGGGCAAAGAGGATTGCGGAGACCATTCGCTCGGACGAGTTTCCATCGACGCTGAGTGATTCCGAGGCTGCGGATGCCGTGGAGTCGCTGGCAAGTATTCGGAGATCAAAGTCAAATGGGTGACCTTAGTACAGTGATATTGTGCGCCTCTATCGCCTTTGCGTGCGGCGCGATTCTCGACGCAACTGGGTTCTTCACCTGGCTGTGGAAGTTCTTCCCTTGGACAAAGTCTGGAAAGTAAGTAATGCCCAAGAGCATTGGTTATATCCACACCAGCACCGGCACTCGTGTTGCCACGACAAACACTTCTTACACCGAGGTGATCGAGTCTGACGCTCTTGTTCCGGGCAAGACGTATCACATTATCTGCACGGCTTTGGTCGAGGGCAGCAGCACCGCTCAGGTGTTTGATTGGCGTCTTTATGACACGACCAACTCTGCTGAGATTGCGGACTCCGTAGTCAAGCGTGAGCCTTCGAACGGCAACCAGGGAAACTGCTACCACTTCGTCGGCAAAATTACTGCTGGGAGTGATGGCGGTGGTATCGCATTGCAGCAGAAGTCTCCCCACACTGATTACACGGTGGGGACCGAATATGTTTCGATGGTCATTTTCGACCTGTCTGAACTTCGTTCGAGCGACTTCTTCTTCCTAAGCGACAGCACGCAAACCCAGCACACGGATGCGTATGTTGATCGCGTGACAAAGACCATTCAAAACACAACTGCGGGGGATGACTGGCTTGTAATCGGCTGGAGTTCAATTTCCATGGACAGTGTTACCAAGGGTGCCGCTTTGACTCTTTCTCACACAAACGGCGGCTCTACTTCTGCCGAGCCGGAAATTGTGTTTGAGGGGGAAGACATGACGGAAATACTTGCCTTCTTGACTTCCAGGGTGTACACGATCGGAACCTCTGGCACATCCGTGTGGAAGTTGCAGACCAAGGATCCCTCCCTTCACGCTTCGACCCCGAATGATTATGAGGCGGGGGCTTTGCTCGGCATTAGGTTGAATGCGTTTGCCGATCACGTTTACAACTACAACTCAGCCTCGACCCTATTTGCGGCTGTTTCTGGGTTTGAGGGTTTCAACTCAATTTCCTTTACTCCTTCTCAGTCTGGTCCCGTAGTTGCATTTTCGACCAATGTGTACCGGGGGACTGCCGCAGGGGATGGCGGTTTCACTCGCCTTCAGGTTGACGGGACCAGCAGCCCCAACAACAAGGTGGACAACGAGCGGCAGGGCAAGGCGTATGACGTGACAGACCGAATGTCTCACGCCAACCTGACCGTGTATACAGGTGCTCGCGGGGTGACAAACACGATCGACGTGGATTCAAAGAGGGCCAAGGAAGCCTCTCTTAGTGATCAGGTTCTCGACCGGAACCTTGTCGCGTTCTCGACTGAATTGGCTTACGACACTCCCACGGTTACCGGCAAGATGCGAAGGCCGGGGATGTTCCGAAGAGGTGGCGGTCGCAAGACTTCCAAGAGGTTGCGTAGATAGACATGAATCTTCCGGTGCTTGAAAACTGTGACGACTGCGGAGCGTGCTGCATGGTAGTAGGCGTTCCGCCATTCACGGATGCTGAGTTTGCACAGTTGGACGACGAGGTCCAGACGGAACTCTCGTTGTACCGGATTCTGGGCCGGACCAAGGGAATGATCTGTGCCTGGTTGAACAGTGCTCGTCGGTGTGACGGGTATTCAATCCGGCCTGATGAGTGCCGCGATCTGGAACGCGGTGGGGATGATTGCCTGATGGACCGGGCAAAGTACAACATTGACTGAAATCAAACACCGGCACGAAGCCGAGGGTGAACCATGGGAATAGTATTTGACTACGAGAAGCACGATCACGCTATGCAGTTGATCAAGGCCACACTAACCTTTGACTCTGCAAGCATCAGTGCGACAACCACGCATTCATACTACGGGTTTGTAACCCAGGTTGTTTACGACCACGACGGGTCAACCCAGCCCTCAGACAACTGGGACTTGGTTGTCACAGACGACACGGCGACAGATGTTCTCAACGGCAAGGGTGCGGACATTGACAAGGATGATGACCATCAGGTTATTACACAGGCCGATTTGGACAACGGCATGGCGTGCCACG